GGTATTTAATTGTATGGTAGCATTATCTACTGTCAATGCATTTGGCACTTTAAGAACAGATAATGTGTTACTTGACACTTCAATTGTAGATGTATCGGCAGTATTAGTGTTTAACATACTACCTTCTACGGCCGATGATTGGATGGTTGAAACACCTAGGGCAGTAACATTAACATCTCCTTCAATCGTATCTATGATAGATCCTGATATTGCTGTTATTAATGTGCTAGTGTTAACTGCAACATCGTTAGTGTTAACTGTGATGTGAGTACCAGCTCCAACTGCTGCTGTTCGGGCTGTTGCTCCGTTGTATGCCGCAGAAGATGCTAAACCAGCTCCTATAGTAAGATCGTCTAAGTTAGTACCTAATGCTTTTCCACTAATTGTGCTGTTTGTTAAAGCCGAATTGGCTACGTTTGCTAATGTACCGCCTAATGTTATAGTACCAGTTGTTGTGATAGCTCCGCCGGTTAAAGTTAAACCATTTACGCTTCCTGCTGTTGCTACATTAGTTACAGTTCCGCCACCAGCTGTTGATGTAATAGTAATAGATCCGGCGCCATTTGTAACATTAATTCCTGATCCTGCTGTGATTGTTGCTATACTAGGATCTCCAGTACCGTCTCCAATTAGTAGTTGACCATTTGTCAATACTCCCGTTGCTGTTATTGCTCCAGTTCCACTTCCTAATAATATTCCACCATCTGTTAGAGATGTTGCACCAGTACCACCCGATCCAACCGGTAAAGCCGTGTCTAATGATAATGACGATAGATCAGCGGCAGATCCCGATACTACAACCTTTTTCCAATTTGCCATTTGTATTTCCTATTTTCTTTTTATATAAATATATATATACTTAAATTAATCTAATCCTACAAATAAACTAGATGATGTAAAATATATTGCACCAATCGGCGCTGTTGTTGTTAGTTCTTGTGATTGTGTTGCAAATATTACTACACCACTTTCTGAGACGGCTAAGATGGGGGCAAATGATGTATCTCTAATTAAAAACATCGTTGGTGCATCATTAGTTATTGTTACGACTCCAGATTCTTTAACTGTTAATACGTCAACACTAGATGATTTAATAAGAAATATGTCTCCGCCGTTACCATTAATATCTAATGATCCAGTTATTTTAGCATCTCCAATAAACGGAAATGGTGGTGTTGAATTTAATGCATGAGATGCAGTTACTGCAAATGATGAGGATATATTATATAAAGACCCCGTTTGTATTTGCCCTGGTCTAATTTGTCTAGCCATTATTGCCATCTCCCATTAATAATGATTACATCGGTGTCTATAATATCATATCCCAATACAACAGTATCAAAAACTATTGTTTGAGTTGCATTATCGTTAGGTGTCCATGTATACCCACTACTATCAATATACTGTCCATTCACATATACATCAAATTCATTTACATTTGCAAATTGTAGATTAGTTGGATTAATTGCTGGTTTTGCATTTACAGTTACTGTAGTAGCAGATACATAAGTTGCAGTTTTATCTGTTAATGTAGTTAAATATGTTAACGCATTACCATCTATTGTTGTACTACTTCCACCAGACCCATTAACTATTACAGTACCACCACCAACAATAGTTTGTGATGACCTTAATAATTGCGTAGGAATTTTTGTAGTTTCAAATATATTGCTATCAATATCGACAACTGTTTGGAACACTAATTTCTTTACCGAATACATTTTTTTTAATGTGGATATTTTTGTTTCATGTTCTGATAATAATGTTCCGTATACAGTTAATGGTATTGTGGCTCTAACTAAACGATCTTCGCCAACCGTATTAACAGTTTCAAAACTAACGTTACCAATTATTGTTTCATATCGATTTTGCTCATTTCCCCAAGCAAATCTACCATATGGTAATATTTGATCTACTAGCTCATTCATTTGCGTAGTAAAGTCACACCAAAGCATTAATTCATATTCAATAGTAATATATTTAGGAATGTCGACTACATATACTTGTTGTGAATGTTGTTTGGGATTTGTTGGTATAGGAAATAGTTCATCTTCATATCTATTTCTACTATTATATTTAGATCGGTAAATCAAACGATTATCAGTTAATGTTCTGTTAACATCTAATCCTTTTCTATTATCACGTTCTGCCATTGAATTTCGTTTAAGCATCAATAATGGAGATTGTAACATTCCCTTTTCGTCTCTAATATAACCCAATCTTCGTACATTATCCCATTTTTCGCCATTTGCAAAAATAGTAGGAACTGATATTAAATTTTTATTTGCAGTAATTTGAGGTTCAATTTCATTTTCAATATACCATTTTATAGCATAATCAATATCATATATGGTTCTCGAAGCACTTCGAATCACATCATCATCGCGACGAGTCTGGTCTGCTCTATTTAAGATTGGATCAGCTCCCAATCCTTCTGTTCTGTCGGGATTTGGTTTATTTGTCTTTCGATCGATATTTTTTTTATTATATCTTGGCATTAGTCTCCTTTATATGCTGGTGAATTATTATTACCACCTAAACGCATATCTAAAATACCTTGTGGCGTTTGTCTAGTTGCGTGAGCATCGACAACAACAGATACACTATATCCATGATCCGATCCGTTAGGCCACGTTTCTGGATTTTTTCCGACAAAGTATTGATTTGCATCTACATTATCCAATTCAAAATATTCATTATCCCAAAAAACAATATCGCCAACTTCAGGATAAAAGTCTGCTGTTACTAGTATATCTCGAGCAATTGCAAATTTTGATGTACGAGTATATGTATGTCCATAATCATCCATATTAGAATTTTTATCGTCTTTAGTGATTAAACATGGAATCAATATAGAATCATAATATGATTTAGATTCAGACTCCCCATATAAATTCGAATTTGACGATTCGACAACTAATTTATAAAATTCAATTTCAGTGTCAATAATGGCGTTGATTAGTTCTGAATTAATTGAGGCTAAAAACTTAGCATCCCGCTGACCTCCAAACAATGCCATAATATGCCTCCTATCCTATGTATATTTTTAATGGAACTTTTCCTAATATTTCCATTTGTTGTGTTGCTTCTGTGTTTTGCCTTGTTAACATTTGTTCTTTAGTTAACTTGTCTAAAAACTCTCTAAGTTGTGTTATTAATAATTCTTTTTCAGATTGTCCTTGCGATACTAAATCAGCACCATTAAGTGTTACTTCTCCATTTGGAATTGGAACTGACGAATATTTATTACGTACATATCCCAATGTCTCTTTGACAATTGCATTTGCGTATCTATATATCCAACTACGGCCCATATCATTAATGTTAGCGTATTTTTGATATGAATATGGTATATTAGATGCGTCTGACACAACACCGTTTAGAAGTGCGCTATTCCCAAATAACACCCCACTGTTGGTTTTATCTTTTTCATATACAAATTCAAACCAAACTTTGTCATAAAATGGCGTAGATATAGTACCTTGGGTTCCTGGTACTGGATATAATTTGATATCATCGCCATGAATCTCAAAGGAAAATGCCGATTTACGTATACGATCATTAAACTCAATTCCTTGTATACGAAATAAATCCATATGTAATGGCATCATCATGAAGTTTACACTAGGTGAAAATCCACCAAAGTCAAAAGCATCCATCATGTTCTGTGACCCCATACCTGTTCCCACAAATGGATCAAAATATCTAACAATTGCAGGTGGTGGTGCGTGAAGAACTCTACGTATTTCAACGCCATTATTATCTGTTACATCTACTCCCAGTGATGCAGAAACTGCGTCTCTAATACTATATGTCTGTTTACCATCGACAACATCAATTGACGCACTATACCAACGAACATCTCCGCCGGAATCGGCTTCCATTCCATATGCTTTTGATAATCTGGTTATGTAACTTAAATTACCGCCAACTAATGCACCTGTAAATCCGTCATTGGTTAAAAAGTCAGACCCGGTCTGCACTCCTAATGTGTTTATTAAATTGTTAACAATATTAATTTGGTTTACTTGATTAGAATATTCAATAACAGCAGATTCAAATGCAGTATAGAAATTTATATCTATTAATTCAACATCCATAATTGGATATCCGACATTATTTGCAGCAAATTCAGCAAAGCTATCAGCTTCTGTTTGAAATGATATATCAGTATCAAAGAAACCAAATGGCGTTTTTCCGGGGCTAAATGAAGAGCTTCCGGGCCAAATTGGTTTATTTTCTGAGTAGTCCATTAATATCCTTTATAATAAATATCAATACTTTTCATTTAGAAGGTTCAAAATTTCTTCTAAAGATTCATGTCGATGATTATCTGTTAAAATAGTTTCATTTACATACTTCGATTCTTTAATTTTTGGAACATCATGTATTGCCGAATCGTTTCTAAATTTTAAATCAATCTGATTTCGATCTCCACATAATATCATAGTTGACCCTTTTCCTAATCTACTCAATACCATTTGCAACTGTTGTTTAGTTAAGTTTTGAAATTCATCTACAATACATATAGAATTATCAAAAGTACGTCCTCTAAAGTGAGCTAAAGAAACTAATTCGATATTTTCTTCCTTTTCCATTTTTTCTAATAGTTCCGGTTTATTATATACTTTTCTCATATTGCTACGAATTGGAACTAACCATTCGCTCATTTTTTCTTCTAATGAACCAGGTAAGAATCCGTTATCTTCTGTAGATACGGTTGGTCGAGTAATTATAATCTTATCTATTTCACGCTTAAAATATTTGTCTAACGCTACTTGTACTGCTAATAATGTTTTACCACTACCAGCTTTACCTAATATAAAATTAAACGGCGTAACTAATATTTTAGCCTTTGCATGTTTCTGTTCTTCTGATAATGTTATAGAAAATTTAATACTATTTTTTGGAGGGGTCTTGACCCGATTCGATGTTGCCATTGTGTAACCTTTTTAACTTAATTTTGTGAGTGTTGATTGTCTATAAGATATATCTGTTAATGTTTCTATCTTACCTAAACAAATTTGTCGAATTGCGTCAAATGTTTGTTTTGGTGGATATGGACTTAGAATTTTAATTTTAATTAATTCTTTTTTTGGTCCTAAGTCTTTTTCTATATGTACCATTAAAACTAAACGTATAGCTCGTATACGGTCTAATACATCTACTAGCCTACCTTCATATCGAATATCGGCAAACATTTCG